ATATAAATGAACGCAAATACAAAGATTTGTTTGAAGAATTGAAAAACACCAGTTATATCATTAACAATGCTGGTAAAAGAGCATTAGTTCCTAAACAAGATATTAAAGAAATCCTAGGTCGCTCACCTGACTCTTGCGATAGTTTAGCATTAACTTATTGTGATAACCCTTCTTCAATCGTCACAGCTGAACGAGTAAAAGAATTGTGCGACAACCTTTTTAGATAAAGCGATAATTTGATACCGCCTTCTAATAAATATATGAGAAACGAGGTAAACCCAATGGAAGATATAGAGTTTATTCAAAAAGTTAGAGAGAATTTAAGCAAATCTTCTACACACTATGAAGATTTAATACAGCGTAAGAAGAATGACTTACAGTTCTATTCTGGTAATTTTTGGACTGACGATTTAGTTGAAGCCTGTGATAGAAAGGGTAGAATTAATCGTTCGTTCACATTTTATCCAAAATACTGTTCCGCTATTGTTTCACCATTCTCAAAGTCCCCATATCATGCGGAAATTGAAGACCCCGATGGAATTTATAGTGAAATTCAAGAACAAGTTAATAGAATTGAAAACCAAAACAACATGAAATATGTGCTTTCACAAGCATTAAAGCACGCAACTATTCAAGGAACTGGTTTCTTCATTCTTTCTATTAAAGATGGTAAAATCACACCTGAAATCGTTAGAGATGTTTCACAGGTCGCATTAGACCCAACCATTTACGAATTGGATGGTTCCGATGCCACTTGGGGTGCTATTGTTAATTTCATTGGTTTAACCCGTGCCCGCAGATTGTATGGCGATGATATAGTGACCAATGAACAGAATTATGCTTTAATGGATTTTGGTACACAATGGGTATTGCCTTCAAAAGACCAGATCCCTTTCGTCACATATTATGAATTAAACGATGCTGGTTCAGTAGATATGTACCAGTGTTGTGGTAATAAGATTGTAAACAAAGTAAACATTAACATTGACCGAATCCCAATTTATCGTGTATGTTTCAATGAAATCATTGTTAATAACAAGATTGACTACAACGGCATTGTTGATATGACAAAAGACCTTCAATTTGGATTGAACCTTGGCTATTCTACATTATTGGAAAGAGCCAACAGGACGCCAAAAGCAAGTTTCTTAATGACACCTGATATGATTGATGGTCTTGACGATTACTATAAGAAATTACACACAAAAGAATCTATGGTTGCTTTGTACAGACCAGATGGCGACCGACAACCAATTCCAATGATAGAGCAGTATCAAACGCAAGATTTGATGGCTACCATTCAAAGCTGTAATGATTTAATGGCTTCCACTATCGGTATTCCTTCTATGGGTTTGAACCCAATGATGAAAGAACAGACTGCTGCCGAAATCTTGACACAGCAAGCAAATAGTGAATCTAATGTTGGTATTTTGTACGAAAATGCTTACCAAACCATTTTCTCATTCAGTAGAAATATCATTCAATTACTTTGTTATGAAAATAACATTGAAAAATTACCAGAATTCAAACTGATAAACGGGCCACAAGTCATAACAAAACTAATGAAACGCAGACAAGAATTGTTAGCTGTTTCAAATATGGTTGACGATGTGACAAAGAAGATTGTTGCCAAGCACTATATGGAAACATTGGATGCCGATGTTAAAGATGGTTTGGTTGCCGACATTGTTGCTAACTCTCCTGAAATCAACTGGATTAGTGATAGTACTGAAGACGAAGACCCAAGAGCAGTTAACATTATGAACAAGATGAATATGGTTATGACTGAAACACAGAATGAATTGGAAGCACAAATCGTTGAAAATGGCGAATTGAAAAAGACTATCCAAGAATTACAGTTGCAGTTGATTAACCAAAAAGAACAACACTTGCTTGATTTGCGTGAACACGAAGATAAGATGAACTTGGAATGGGCAAAACTTGGTCAAGAACAACAATCACAAGCTCTTGATATACAAGCTAAACAGCAAGAAAATCAATTCAAAGTTGCTGGTGAACAAGCCAAATATGAAAAAGAAATACTTGGTTTGGAGAAGGAACGAATGAAGATGGTTAATGAAGCTATCAAACAAAATAACCAACAGATTGATAAGGAAACCCGTAACGAGGTGAACTAATGCGATATAATGGTTATGACGATTATTTGCTTGCGGCTGGGTTAGCACAAACTAACCCGGTTGCGAGAGAAGCATTTGAAAATGAAGATGTGGAGTTCACACCAGCTCATTCATTTATGCCAGGTATGAACACACCACAATACGCACAATCAACATTTGTTAGACAAATTAGAAAGCCTGCTCACACCGACATAGCATTTGTTCGTTTAGGCAACAATGGTTATCAGTATGGTATGACAGAACCTCAACTTGCTCGTTGGATGACGAGTCAATCTTTAGGCAAATACTATAATGAGTATTTGAAAAGGAGATAAAAATGAGAACCACAGTTCGTGATATAATTACAAACGCATGCGATGAAACAGGTTTGAAAAACAGAAATCAACCTATTCCAGCAAGTATATTTGAAACAGCATATCTTCTTTTGAAAAAGAGATTGGCACAGTATTCTAATACAAACTATCTTTCATTTACACGAAAAGAGTTTGATTTCAAACCAAATAAGCAAATGGTAACTATTGGCGAATTTGAATTGAAAGACGATTATGATGGTTTGGTCACAGTAGTTCAACATGAAAACGATTTACCAGACTCTAACGAACAAATTACACATAGTTTATGGTTTGTTAAAGAAACAAAGAAAGGCTATCGTGTTGAGAATCAAGGACCTGATGCCAAAGCATATATTCCTGTTTCGGATGGAGAAGCAAAGAGTTGGTTTGAATCATTCCCTGATTTTGAAGTTGATAATTTACAAGAAGTTGTGCGTTGTTTCTTTAGATACGATGGTACAGCATATTGGGATGAATTAAACTTCGTAGCATTTGAAGATTTCTATAATTTTACACCAAACTCACAGATTTTCTCATATAAACCAGTGAGTGAAACACTAATTGAAGTCTATTTACCAACTAACTATCAAGATTTTACATTCAAAATAATTTACAATGAATTCTTTGATTTCACTTTGGACAAACCATTAAACATTCCTGGACAATTCATAGCATTGTTTACTGCTGGATTAGTTTATGATTTAGCAACAAACTATCCACGATTGAGTGATGGTACTGTAGCATTGTTAAAAGAAAGACTAACAGAATTGGAACAGAATGTAAGACGCAGTAGTTCAGTTAATAAGTTCATAGGTCGCCCAGTAAGACGCAATAGTTTTACTTATGGTGATTTCGTGAATGGAAGATTTTTAGGATTGATGTAAAGGAATTAGCAAATGCCACAGGTTAGTTTAGTAGAGAACGTCGTAGGCGGTTGGAATGTTAGTGATGTTCGCATTTCAAACCTGAGCGACAGTATTAATTTATTCGTAGAAACAACTGGTCAAGGTGCTAGTTCTACTTCTATCTTGCGTTCTATTGTTGGTTCTACGAGTTTATTAGAATTGGGTGGAAAATGCCGTGGTTTATTTCAAGCAAGCCGTGACATGTATGGCAACCCAGTTCTTTTCGCAGTATTTGGTCATAGTTTGTATGTAATTCGTAATGTTGATGGTGAATATCAAGCAACAGAATTAACAAACGATTTGACAAACACACCTGACGAAGTTGGTATGTGTGAAACAGGTGGTGAAGGTTCCGCAAATCCACATTTGATTGTTGTAGATGGTTCAAACCTTTGGGCAGTTAATACGGAATTAGATGATGCTGGTATGTTAGCTGACATTCGTACTATTGCTTTGCCATATCGTGTTCGTCAAGAAAACAAAAACAAACCAACAGTCCGTATTCAACCAACACATTGTGCTTATTGCTACAACTATTTGATTGTAAACGATAAAGACACAGACGCATTTTATATAACATATCAGTATCCATTTGAACGAACAGAAACAAACAATGTAAATCAAGTGGATTATGACATTTTTATGATAAACTCCACAAGACCTGGTGAAGTCAGTTATAAAGATTATGGTTTCATTACTTATGCGGAATGGTCTCCTGATAATATCACAGCATTGTGTTCTAACAACACATTATTGTACACATTCGGTCCAAAAAGCACACAGATTTTCACATATAACAGTGATGTAGATTCTCCTTTCGTTTCACCAACGAACTGTGCTAATAGTATTGGTATCAAAGCACCACACAGTCTTTCATTTGTTGGTGATTATGTATTCTGGTTAGGTTCTTCAAACATTGGTGAGAATGGTGTATATCAGTGGAAAGGAAACCAGTTAAGTAAAATTAGTACACCAGATGTTGAAAGAAAGATTAACTCAATGTACAATCCTAGTGACGCTACTGGTCAATGTTGGACTGAGAATGGTCACTTGTTCTATGCTCTAACATTTAACGATGATGATTATACTCTCGTTTATGATTTGACAGAAGGTCTATGGCATAGAAGAAGTTCTCGTGACGCACAAACTAACCAATTACATTGTTGGAGATTAGGATTCGCACAACTACACGAAAGCAAATTAATGTTTGGTACAAATGATGGGCATTTAGTTTATTTGGATTACAACAAGTATGAAGAATACGATGGTCGCCCAATGTTGCGTATTAGACGCAGTGGAATGTTAATGAATAATTATCAGCATTTCATTGTAGATAGATTAAAACTTGTATGTAATACAGGTGATTTCGTGAACCAAGAATTATTACAGAAGGATTATTCACCACAAATTATGATGAGATATAGTGATAGTGGTGGTGATTGGTCTAACCAGGAAATTGGTTTGTTGGGTGAACAAGGTGAGTATCAAACAGATGTTGAATGGTTTAAACTTGGTGTTCACAAGATTATGTGTATAGAATTTAGCCTTAGTGATAATGTTAATTTCTGTATTCTCGGTGGACAAATTAAATATAGTTTGATAGACAGGTAATTTGTATGAAATTAAATCAAACAGAAACCAATGATATAACCCAATTTAGTTCACTTGAAGAAGTTTGTGTGGCTATGGTTGGTAAGTATCTTAAACAAAAATCACATAACTACTGCTTAACCATTCGTGGTGTTATGTGTTTTATTCACACTTGGGGTGATTGTGAAATACAAATTCCCAACCATTTCAAGTTTAAGTTTAACGATGATGCGGGTGAACATGTTGTTAGTGAAAATACAAACAACATAACAGTATCAGGAGTATCAAACTTCTTTTTCACGATAAATGATAAATAGTTTAGTGAGGTATTAATATGAGTACAGCTAAAAATGCAGGAACTGTTCTTGGTAGTGCTGGAGCTGGAGCCGCAGCTGGTGCTTCCGTTGGTGGTCCTTGGGGAGCCGTCATTGGTGGTGGTGTTGGTTTATTAGCCGGTGTTTTCCAAGCATGGAGTAATACTGAAGACGAACGCAAGCGTCAAAGAATAATTGAAGATGCTGCGAAGCAGTTAAACATGTCCCAGCAGAATTTGGAACAAATGTTTAGACAGTACTATGCTGAAAACAATGCTGTTGGAACACAACAAGATGTGGAGCAGTATCAAGACCTAGTACACAATTATGACCCTAAT